TATACACACAGGTTGATTACACTATAGCAGCTATTGAACGCTACGAAAGAAAGGTAGGTACACGAAATGGGACGAGTAAGTGACTGGCTAATTGAAATGGAAGAAGACGTATTACACATGACACAAGAAGAGTGGATGGCAAAACACGGTGAATCTGTCATTGATATGTATGATCAGATAAAACGTAGACTGGATGGGGAGTGTGACGAACCGTCAGAGCCAGCCAACATAGGCTAAATAATGTCAGTCAAAGATATTGTCAGCCTAAATATTGTCAGTCGAAATATTGTCAGCAAAAGGCTCACAACATTGTCGGCTGACTTCCTTTGCGACGTGTGTGGAGAACCGGCCATGACCCGAGAAGACGACCGACTCCGCTGTCCGTCCTGCTGGCTGCGGGAACAGGGACAACAAATAAAACCTATTGACCCGGGGGGATATTATCCATAGGGTTTGCCGACGATCAGGAAACACGACAAGGAACAAACGACATGACAAAGCAGGCCACGCTAATCGATCACGAAAAGATGATCTACAACATTACCAGCGTCTACCGTGATGCTGACTGTGTCCAGCATAACGAGGGGCTTGTCTGGTATGAAAACGCACAGAAGGCGGCATATCTCATCGCGGTAAAATATGACGTGCCGGTTTATCTGGTGGTGGCTGTTATCGCTGCGCTTTCACCGAACAACAAATGGTCACGCAATGTCACGAACGCTGACGCGTTAATCGGCGCGTTCATCAGCGGCGATGGTCTCTTGTCCGTGAAAGTCTCGACCTACAACAAAATGAAACAGAAGGCATGGGACATCTTGGCGGCGCGTCCGGATTACGACGACGCAAAACGTATGTTAAAGGGGCAGAAAATTACGTCCTTTTTTATGGACATCATGGGCGAGTTCAACGTGACCATTGACGGCCACGCCCGGAACATTGCTTACGGTGAGCGCGTCGGCCTCACTGACGACCGGACAAACATCGGCGTCCGTGAATACCGCGCTTTGCAAGCCGCATACGAGGAAGCCGCCCGGCGCGTCGGCCTCATGCCCTACCAGCTACAAGCGATTACTTGGCGCGTCTGGCGCGATCGTCATAACATCAAATAATGTCAGCGCCATGCTTCTTTTTTTGGGGACCGGTTGGGGGTTTCCCGCGCCATCGTTCGGGGGCGGGACTGTCGGGCCGGTCATCGGTTGTCGCGAGTCGCGGGGCGGCAACCGACCTCGGGCGCAAAAAATTTTGGCCCGGGGGTTCAACTGGTGCAAAACATGTGCCATGATTCGTTTGCTGGTGATCTTGCCAGCTACAGAAGAAAGGAAACAAGCTATGCTTGACTTAATCGAACAAGAAACCGTTGCCATCAATAATGCCGTAAAGACTGGTGATGAGATATTTTCGAAACACGGCAATCCGTCTGATGTGAGCCTTTACAGCAAGTATGCGAGGGTGGAGCGGGTGCCGCTCGAAGCCGAGATACCGCTTGCGCCACGGGGTGAATACGAAATCTTAAGCACGCGAAAGGTAGAGAACTATTCCGCTCTCTATAATCGCGCGACTGAAAGCCTGCTGGATGTCCGGCCGGTGTCTCGTCACTATGCCCTGATTCCGCATGATACCCTTTTTGCGAAACAGGCCGCGCTGCTGACCGATTCCGCGCTGCCGACCGATAATGTGTCGGTTGTCGATCGTATCTATGGCAACGGTAAGCGGGTGCATCGGACGGTGACGTTCAACGACCTTAACACCGAAACCCGGACCCGTACCGGCCAGACTGACCTTGTGAAATGCCGCATGGATATTTTTAACAGTGTCGATTTGTCTTGGGCTTTTCAGGTGTTTTCGGGTGCCTACCGTGACTTGTGCCGCAACTCATTGGTATTTGGTGGGCAGAAATCGTATCACCAGCGGAAAATCCACAAGGGGCACATCGATGTCGATGCCATGATGAAAAAGGCAGAAGTGGGCCTTGACATGTGGACTAACCAGCGTGATCAGATGGAAGTCTGGCAGAATAGCCACTGCTCGGAATTCGACCTGCTGCGGATGCTCAAGGCGACCATATGCCGGAAGAATACCCGGGCTGCCAAGCTAGACGAGAATCTGGCGATTAACGAGCGAAAGCTTAATTGGCTGCTGGAGCGGTTCAAGGAAGAGACCCCCGAACTGGGATCGACCTTGTGGGCTGCTTATAACGCCCTGACCCACTACTCGACCCATCTTCCCAATATACAGGCCCGGAATAGTAACCGGGAACTTGTTGCAACTCGACGGGCTGATGAGGTGCGGACGGTGATCGAGTCTGACTTTTGGCGCGGTATGGAAAGGAACTACGCCATTGCATGACCTGATTGCCTCAATCTTCCGGCTTTGCTGGATTCTTGTGCTGATACTAGTCATCGTCAGCATCTTGTAACGAAAGGGACTAAAATGATGAAACTACCTAAAACCTTACTCAACGACCTTCGTAGTCTGGCGGATCGTTTCGAAAATGTCGTGCGTGCCGACGAGCGCAGGCGGTTGCTTGCCAAATTTCGCGACGAACAAAGCCACAAGCCTGTCGCCAAGCCAGAGCCGCTTTATCCCGTGACTGGGTTGCATGGTGAGCCGCTTATGGAGTCGGCACCCGTGCCGGTCAAAACTGTTGCGGACAATGTCGAAATCGGTCCGGGCCATCATCGGCTGCTGGCGGAACTGGCAAAGGGTTATCAGGCCACGCCAACCATGGCCGGGAACCTCGGATTTGCACGCGGGACGGTAGAGCAATACCTGTCCGACCTTCGCAGGGCGGGGTATCCGATCAAGGCAAAAAGCACGGGCCGTCGTATGGCGGGGCGGTATCGATTAATATACCGGCTTGACCAGACGGGCTAACTTGTGGCTATAATCCGGGGCGGTCCAGATCGGGCCGCCTCAACTCTTGGTAAAAGGAACCAAACCAATGCAAAGCACGATTAAAAACGAACTGACCACATCTGAAGCCGCCGACGTTTTCGCCATCACAGAACACGAGCTAAAGGTGTTGCGGTATCATCTCGACGCCATCAACAACCAAATCCGGGGGCTTGAGGCGTTCATGGATTCAATGGGTTTTACTAGCTGGATCGGCAGCCAGTCTCCGCGTTGCATCAAGGTTGCACAATTTAAGGTGACCACTGAAGACTAAGGAATCCGCCTGCCGGTGCGGCGGTAGTAGCCCGGCTTCCTCCCTTACCTTGCCCCCGGCCTAGTGCTGGGGGTTTTTTTGTGAGCATTACCCACAATAATGATCAGGCGGTTGAACTGGCGGGATAAATCCGGCGGTTTGTTGTTCGGGTAAGACTGCGCCGGGTGACATCAAACGACAGCCCGGCGGGTTATCGATACCGCTAATAATGTCAATGAGACGAGAACACCGCGCGGGGCCGCGACCTATTAGGCCCGATTGGTCCCCGGCTTGTTGCAAAACATTTTGGTAAACGTCAGACGGCAGATCACCGATGAGGAGAGGCCCGTAGGGGCTGCTAGGGCCACCCGGGGGGTACCGGTACTTGTATGCAACCCCGGCATATTTTTTGTATTTTTTTGTTTTCTGTATGGATAAGTGGGCATTACCCGCCATACAGCCCCGGCATACTATGTCAGCATGACCCCCAGTGTAGAATGATGGGGTATATCCCGGCGGGTACTAGACCCAGTCTACATACGGATGTTTACTTTGTCAAGTATTTTGTTTTTTCTGTTGACAATCAGTGTCACTAGCTCTAATATTGTATCGTGGGCCGTTTCATACACGGTATATTCCCACAAATCTGTGCAATTACGCCTGTAACCACGGTGAATAAGGCTGATTGAAACGCCCACACCTTCTTTTTTACACAAAAAACAATGAATCTGCTTCCAAAACAATACAAAGAGCGGGTATTGACCCCTCAACAGACACAGTTTCTTGAACTTTTGTTTGAAAATGGTGGCAATGTAACCCAAGCTGCCGTAGATGCGGGGTATTCCCGTGGTTCTGCCCAGTGGCTGAAGCAAACATTGGCAGATGAGATCATTGATCGCACAAAAAACATACTTTCAGTAAACGCAATAAAGGCAGCAAACCGTGTAGTCTCCACAATTGACAATCCCGCCCCCGAACGAGGTGACGAATTACGACTAAGAGCCGCTGAATCGTTGCTTAACCGCGTAGGAGTTGCAAAACAAGAGACACACAACCACAACGTAACGGCAATGCACGGCGTCGTCCTATTGCCACCGAAGAACGAGGTAGTTATCGATGGATGAAAGAAAGGCAGAAGCACTCGGATCAGCCGCAGCCCTCGGTTTGATGGGCGGAATGGCGTATTTGGAAGGCAGCGCAGATGCGCGTGAGAAAAAAAGACGGCAACGTAAGATAGAAAAACGTGCAGAGGAACGAAGAAAAAGACGTATACCCGGAGAGAATAGAGATCGTGCAGCCAGAACAGACCTTGCCAAAGAACGATTAGCTCGCCTGCAAGAAATAAACGTAAAGAATCTGACTAAAGAAGACAATCAAATCAGAAATCAACTTATCAAAGATCAAAAAGAAATAATCAAAGGCAATAAGCCTATCAAGCCCACATCTCTTCTAAGAAGTCTGGGACTTCGTGCCCTACCTGCAGTGGGGGCGTTTATTTCGGCTGTTACGCCGACTCCAGCATACGCACACGGCGGAAAGATCAATCGTGGACGACCAGCAGCAGTCAGCGCCGAAAAAGCGCGGTAGGCCGAAGCGCGACCCTAATGCGCCAAAAGCCACATATAACTTATCTACAAAGGAGCGTGCAAGGCGTGCAGCGACGAAACGTGTCAATGCTGCAAAGCGTCGTGCCGCAAAATCAACCAAAGCAGCAGAGGATAAACGCCGTTATGCCCGAAAGCTCGAAGAACAGGCTACCAAAGTTGAGAAAGCTCTTGTCGGCAATCAGTCTGCCACAATCGATCTTGGGGATTTGGATGCTTTGCCAGACGCAGTTAGCGATCTTGTTGGAGAAAGCGAAGTTGTTTTCCAACCGAATGACGGACCTCAAACGGAATTTCTGTCGGCGGGTGAGCGAGACGTACTCTACGGTGGTGCAGCAGGGGGCGGTAAATCTTTCGCTCTCTTGGCCGATCCTTTGCGCTACTGTCACAACCCTAATCATCGTGGGCTTCTTCTTAGGCGTACTCTCGACGAGCTAACCGAACTGATCGACAAGTCTCGGCAACTCTACCCGAAGGCATTTCCGGGTGCGAAGTTCCGAGAGTCGAAGTCGACGTGGGTCTTTCCGTCTGGGGCGACGATGTGGTTCACGTACCTCGACAAAGACAAAGACGT